TCGACGTAGATCGTTAAATAGTCAGACAGATCGTATGTCGCAGGAGTTTGGGTGGAAAACTACTCGTACGTCTAAACCGTTGATGATTGACGATTTATCTATGGCTTTACGTAACGACGAACTAATTTTGAAGGACCAACATACGATTGCAGAGTTGCGTACTTATGTGCGTAATGAGCGTGGTGGCATGTCGGGTTCTCCACATGATGACCGTGTGATGGCGTTGGCGTTGGCTAACCAAATGCGGAAGTATGCGTTTGTTCCTGAGTATGTTCAGCAAGTGGATGACATGTGGACGTTTGATTGGTGGATGCGTAAAGCCAACAAACATGAGTCTGTAGGCGATACGATTGGCTTGAACACGATCCGTGGGACAACTTAAATATGTTTTTAGGCATATGTCTATGATTGGAGTGGCCGATAATGGCTAACAAATACAATGCATCGGGAATGGGCGAAACAATGCGCATTAACCATGCACAACTTTACAATGGACCTCCCGCCGAAGGCGGTTCGCAACCATCAGAACCTCGTTTTACTGGGGACCTAGATCAAGCGCAGCCTGGTGACATGGGCGCTGGTGTTACTCCTCGTGAAACACCAATGAACCAACACGGAACTACAGGCTCGGTTGCACCTTCAGCTAAACAGCCTGACGGCGCTGTACAAAGCACCTGAAAATGGCGGTCCTCCCAGATGGGGCGACCTTTGAAGAGTTTACCCAATACGTTCTTGAACGTCGTGGGCGAGTTCCTTTGCAGGAACTTAAAGAACTTTATGAGCGTCGCTTAAAACTTAAATCAATATCCATCGCTACGGGAGAGACAATTCGCGCAATGTTGCCTCGTGAGGAACAACATCTCACTATGAGGGAACGAGAACAAAAAGTGCTAGCAGAGGCTCGTGCGGCTGGACACACTCCCGAGCGAGCTTAAAAGTTGGGTTGAATAATGGCACGGATGACAAAAGCTGACCGTTTCTCTCAAACTAAAGAGAGATTAGATAACACCTACAGTTGGCGTAGCGAAGAAGGCTACGACGCTAAATGGCATCGGATGATTGACCTTTACAGAGGCAAAACATTTGGTGGTACTGGTGGAGGTTATGAAGGAAATGTCGGTTATGACCGAATTTCTGTCAACATGGCTTTCTCAACCGTTAATGTTATTGCCCCGAGCGTTGCGGTAAATCACCCAACAATTACTGTTACAGCAAACAAAGAGGGTGACGAATCACGAGCCGTTTTTGTTGAAGCAGTAATTAACTATTTGTGGCGACATCACGACTATCGGAAACCATTTCGGCGGGCAGTCAAAGATTTTCTTATCGTAGGCCACGGCTGGCTTAAAGTCGGTTGGCGGTTTGTAGAACAAGAAAGAGATTTGACTCCCGCTGAGATGGCTGCTGAATACAATCAGGCAACTCTTGAAGTAGATCAGTTTGCTTACGACAATCCTGAAATGATGAATGATCTTCCATCAGATCAAGATGTGATGGACGCTATTCCTTCCAAAAAAATGGAAGTTGTAGAAGATCAAGCGTTTGTTGAACGGATAAGTCCGTTTGACATGCTTGTAGACCCAGAAGCAACATGTTTAGAAGATGCTCGTTGGATTGCTCAACGTATTGTGCGTCCACTTGCAGAAGTAAAACGAGACAAAAGATTCAAACGATCTGCTCGACAAGATTTGGAAGCTGATTCTGGAGTTCGTTACCGCTGGGACGGCGACGACGAACGAGAACAATACAACGAAGTAACTGCACGAGTTACCTTGTACGAATTTTATGATCTTGAAGATGGCACAATTTCTGTGTGTTCAGAAGGTGGCGACGACTACCTGTTAGATCCAACTGAAATGCCATACCATTTCGGTCATCCATTTGTGATGATGCGAAACTATGACGTTCCTGACCAGTTCTACCCAATGGGTGACCTTGAAGCTATCGAATCACTTCAAGAAGAACTAAACAAAACTCGTTCTCAAATGGTGAACCACAGGAAACGGTACGCCAGAAAATATTTGTATCACGAACGTTCGTTTGGTCCTGAAGGCCGTGAAGCCTTGGAATCTGACGATGATGGACGGTTCGTTCCTGTCATAGACGAAAACCGTGATCTTTCAGGTGTTGTTCAACCGTTACCTCAGGTACCGCTTGCCCCTGAAATGTATAACCACTCCAACGTTATTGAGGGAGATATCAACACTGTAAGCGGCGTATCCGAATATGCCCGTGGACAGATGCCAGAAACTCGTCGTACTGCAACAGAAGCCAGCATCATTGTTGATGCGGGCAACGCTCGTGCTGCTGACAAGTTAGCTATCGTAGAGTTTTCTATTTCTGAAGTAGCTCGCATGGTCATGCAACTAATGATGCAGTACATGACTGACGCTCAAATGGTGCGTATCACAGGCAAAAATGACGAAAAGTTTTTTGTCGCTTACACCCGTGATGACATTATTGGAGAATTTGATTTCTCTGTAGAAGGCGGCTCTACACAACCGTTTAACGAAACGGCTCGCCGTCAACAAGCAATTTCTTTACTGAACGCTATGGCTCCGCTAATTGGCACTGTTGTTGATCCTGCGGAAATAGCTAAACATGTGTTGTCTTATGGGTTTGGGATTAATGACCCTGATCGTTACATGATTCAACAACAAACACCTGTTGATGCTCAAGTAGCACAAGAGGAATCTGGGGGGGTAGCTGATCCGTTCGGTGTGCCTCCAATGTCACAAGGCGGCATGGGGCCAGGACCAATCCCTCAACAAGTCTTTGAAGGCACAAGTGGAGTACCACCCGAATTGATAAATCAACTCCAAAACCAAATGGGTGTAGAGTTGCCCAACATGTAATGGGACACTTCTATGTGTCATATAGGAACACCCGAAAGGATTCCTGATGGATGAAAACACAGCCTTGGGACTGGATACCAGCAACCCAAGCACTTTGAGTGAAGAAAGCGGCCCTACTCATACGGTCACTGTTGACGGTGAACAAATGGATGTGTCGCAAACTGAGCTTATTAATGGCTACCAACGCCAAGCGGATTACACACGTAAAACGCAAGAGTTGGCAACTGAACGCGAAAGATTGGCTCAAGGTGAGGCAATCGTCCAAGCGCTGGAGTCTGATCCCGAAAGTGCCGTGTCAGCGTTAGCTGATGCGTTTGGAATCAGAATGGGCAACCAAGTATCTGTTTCTGAAGAAGAAGTAGAAGAACTGGACCCAGAAGAAACCAGACTTAGACGACTTGAATCGGCTATTGAAGAACAAGATCGCTTAAACAGACAGCAAAATTTGCAGAAAGAAATGAACGGACTGCGAGACAAATATCAAACTGATATTGACGAGAATGCTTTGTACTCTCACGCTTTGAAACACAACATTGGAAACTTAGATGCTGCCTATGCGCATATGACTTATGCGGATTTGCAGGATAAAGCTAAGAATTCTGACATTGTGGAAGAAAAGCGTGCAGCCTCAATTATTGAGGATGGTTCGGGTTCAGCACCAGGCACTGTCAGTCGTGATTTTAATAAAGCAGTTACTTCACTTCGAGATGCATTTGATCTGGCAAAACAAGAATTAGCCCAATAAAACTTTAGGAGTATCAAATGGCTGCGGGAAACAGCGATTTCAATGAGATTCTCTCTACGACTCTCAAAAACTACGTACCTAAATTGGCTGACAACGTTTTTACGGCTCGTCCTCTGTTCTATGCGCTTACCAATGGTCAGACCATTAGGCGCATAAACGGCGGTGCCAAAATTGTTGTTCCAATTATTTATGGTACAAACTCAACTGCTGGTTCATACAGCGGTTCTGACACTATTGACACGACTGCTCAGACAGGAATCACTGCTGCTGAGTACGACTGGAAACAGTATGCAGCAACCGTCACTATCACTGGCATTGAAGAAGCTAAAAACAATGGCGAAGCAGCAATAATCGACCTTCTTGAAGGCAAGATTATGCAAGCAGAGCAAACCATCATTCAAAACATGAACACCATGTTCTATAGCAATGGTGCGGGTAACGGCGGAAAAGACTTCCTTGGTCTTAACGGCCTTGTTGGAACAGGTAACGACTCTGGTAGCGCTATTGGCGGTATCGACGCTACTGATGCTGACAACTCGTGGTGGCGTTCGAGTCTCACCAACCAAGGTGGCGCTCTTACTTTGGCTGCTATGTCAACCATGTACAACAATGTTTCAGTTGGTAATGACCAACCGACCATTATCATCACGGATCAAGACGAATACGAAAAGTATGAAGCCTTGCTCCAGCCGAACCTTCGGTACACAAGCGCTGACGTTGCTGACGCAGGATTCCAGAACCTCCTTTTTAAGGGAGCACCAGTGACCTACGACAGTGACACGAACCTAGATACCAAAATGTTCTTCTTGAACACCAAGTACCTCAGGCTCGTAGCCCATACGGAAACTTGGTTCCAACCAACTCCGTTTGTACGGCCAACTAACCAAGATGCCCGCTACGCACAGATCCTGTGCTACGGCCAGTTGACGACTTCTAATCGTTCACGCCAAGGCATGTTGTACGGCCTTACCGATTAATAATAAGTAGTGGAGCGAGTATGCAACGTGAAGTAGCTTTGGTTTACAGTCGGGACGCAAGACCCGCAGGTTCAACTGGCACTCGTCCAGGTCATTACGCACCTGGACAGACGGCAGGGGCACGACCCATGCCAGGTGTCACTGAGTTTGTTGAAGAAACCGAAGTTGCTTCCGTTGCAGCTTGCTCCGCAACGACCCGTGCGGGTACAGCGTGCAAAGCACGCCCAGTCGGCGGGTCGGATCTCTGCATTGGTCACACTAGACAATCGGCGGCTACCTGATGGCTTTAACTCTTGCTCAGATTCGTACTCAAGTACGTAGCGTTGTTGATATTGATTCAACCGATATTGATGACACCACGTTAGATACGATGATTGGTCAAGGATTTGATCTGATTGTTTACAGTGAAAAACGTTGGCCGTTCTTTGAAGTACGAACAACGTTTAATACTGTTAATGGGACCAAAGATTACACAATCGCAACTCTCGCTGGTGCTCCTGACGCTGTAACTCAGGGCATACGTGACGTTCTTGCGGTTCGCAACAATGACCATGTGTTGCAATACATTGGTTCAGACAGCGCAGATTTTGATTACCCCTTAAACTCTTTGCCTTCAGGTTCACCGTGGGAGTGGAGTTTCTGGAACGACACTCTGCGTCTTTACCCTGTTCCTGATAGTGCAGAAACTATTTATGTAAGAGCTATACGTAACCCAACTGCGTTTGGGTTAGGTAGTTCTAGTGGTTCTTCTCCTGATTTACCTGATCCGTTTCATGCGGTTTTGGCTACGTACGCTATTTCGGCTGCGTATTTTCAGCAGGAAGATCCAACAATGGGTAACCAATACATGGCGTTGTTTACTTCACAACTTGACAACCTTGCCCGTCGCTACGCTGATACTCCTGCTCCGCAACCTATGATTGCGAATAGCCGAAGTTCAACTCTTTACGCTGCGGGTATGGGAAGGTTAAGGTACGCCAATACTGGCGGAGTGGTCTGGTAATCCCTGATGGCTCGTCAAGGATTTTCTCTTGAAGTACTGGAATCGTTTTCAGGTGGGTTGAACCTTAGAAGCGATCAGTTCAACCTTTCAGACAACGAATCACCCGACATGCTCAACGTAACTGTTGACCCTCGTGGTGGTATAAGAATGCGTGACGGTGTTGACCGCCGAAACACCACAGCCTTAAGCGCTGACGTTAAAGGCATGTGGGGGTTTCATACTGATTCTGGAACTAACCAGTTGATGGTTAATTATGGAACCAAAGTGGCTCATTCGGCGGCGGGCAATTTTACGGATCTTACTGGAATAACAGCAAGGACAAATGGCTCCCGTGTTTACGGGATGACAATGAACAATGTTTCTTATGGCGTTAGTTATGACAAGCCGTCTTTCAAGTGGGATGGGTCAACGGCTGCGGATCTCGGAACCGCTTTTGGGGCAAGCGGCAACATGCCGCAAGCCCAATACATTGCTTTCTGGAACAACTTTGCATGGGTGGCAAACACTTACGAATCAGGAACGGGTTACCGTTCCAGAGTTAGATGGTCAAACACAAACACCCCAGAAACATGGTCAGCGGAAGATTACGTAGACATAGATGTTGGTGAACACGGCGACCAGATAACTGGTCTGGTTGCTGCTGGTGATCGTTTAATAGTTTTCAAAACAAACAGCGTGTATGCGATCTTCGGTTTTGATTCTGATTCGTTTCAAGTCGTTACGTTAAGTAACGACGTTGGGGCAGTAGAACTGTCGTCGCCTGTAAATACTCCAGTTGGAACATTTTTTTGGCACGCACAAGAAGGCATATACGTTTATGACGGTCAAAGTTTTACGTGGCTGTTTAGCAAATTGCAGCCAGCTATAGATAATCAGCAAATTACTTTTGGTTCTACTCCACAAATAGCGTGGGGTAACAACAAGCTTTACGTTTCTCTTGATTACAGCGCTGATGCTGCCACTGCTCGCCGCACCTATATTTATGATCCGTCGTTGGGTCAGGGTGGTGCATGGGTAGCTACCGACATTGATGCTGGTCCACTGTTTTCTTATAGGCCACCGAATAGTACGCCTACAGTGTTTGCTGGATGTGTAGCAAATACAGGTTCTGTAGTTGATGTTGAAGATGAACAAAAACGTGACGCTGACCGTTACACATCAAGCACAGAAACACATATTGATTCATATTTTGTTACTCGTTGGGTAACAGGAAAAGATCCTATTGTTAAGAAACGTTGGGGTCGTCCAAGGGCTGTTGTTTCTGCTGAAGAAACAATTACGTTGCCTATAAACATTTTTAAGGATTACGACAAATCTACGCAAACTTCTAGTTTTAGTGTAAGTGTGACAGGTAAAACGTCTGCTTCTCGTTGGGATACAGCTAAGTGGGATGATGCGGGTGCTGATTCTGCTTATCTTGCTAAATGGGATGCTATTGGTCGTGATCTCACCGCTGATGTCAAAAACTTGCCTACACTTGGGACAGGACGGAGTGTAAGTATGAAAGTCAGCGGACCTACTAATAATTTCCATTGGGAAATCAATGCGCTGGCGTTTACTTATACGCCAAGGAGACTGCGTTAAATGGCAACTCTTGGACCTCTAAACGATTTCAATGCAGGCACAACGATTGTTGCTGCCGACATGAATCAAAACTTTACGGACATTGAAACTTTTGTAAACACCACTCCTGGTGTTGTACAAAAAGACATTGTTGATGCAAAAGGCGATCTTATTGTTGCGACCAGCGCTGACGCTGTGTCTCGGTTGGCTGTTGGCACAAATGATTATGTGTTGACTGCGGCTTCGGGTGAAGCAACAGGTGTTAAATGGGCTGCTGCTGCGTCAGATGCGACGAAGATGCCGCTTGCTGGTGGTACTTTTACTGGTTCTGTTACGTTTGATGCAACAAACACATTTGAGGCAGCAAACACGTATCAGGGTGCCAGCCCAATGTTGCTTACGGGTGCGACTACTGGCAATGGGTACGAAATTACTATTTCTGTAACTGATCCTACCGCTGACAGGACGCTTACTTTGCCTAATGCGACTGGGACAGTAGCGCTTACTAGTGATATACCCACGTCCGTGAACGGTACATCGGATAACATTATTTCTAATCAAGTCTTTAGTTAAAGGACCAATATGGCGACATATTCCAAAATCACGCTGTCAGGAAGTACTGACGGTAAAGGTATTGCGGTTGCAGCAACATCAAGTCCAGGTACAACTATTCATACAGGTAGTGGAACAGCAACTACGTATGACGAAGTATGGCTGTATGCGATAAATCAATCTGCTGGTGATATCAAACTTACCGTAGAGTGGGGCGCTGCTACTACCGCAGATATTATTGAACAAACAATTACTACTGAAGCAGGACTAACTCTTATAGCTCCTGGTTTACTTGTTAAAGGAAATGGTACTCCTTTAGTAGTTAAAGCATTTGGTGGTAGTGCTGGTATTAATATCTTCGGTTACGTAAACCAAATCACAGCCTAAGAGGAGACATGGATGTCTGTTCGACAGGACCGAGTTAATCCAAGCACGTATATAGCTAATTGGAAAGGCCGTACGAACACGCCTAAGGCGTGGCCTGGTACTTCTGTTTCTACGTGGATGAACGGTGGTCTGTATGGTGGCGGTGGGTCAGACAACTGGGTTATGTCTATTGACCTTAGCCCAGGCGACGCTTTGGGTGATTATGGGTATTCGTGGGGTTGCTATTTTGACCGAACAAATGAAAAACTTTATTGGGTAGGTGGCACAGCAGGTCTTGGTTCTACTTATCCAAGAATAGGCAAAATGGACCCAGATGGGAACCAAGAATGGGCCTATCAATACAACATTGACACCTCTACGAACTGGTCAATGAACCAAAATGGTGCAGGGCATTGGGTAGATACTGGGCAATCGCAGGCGGGTACAGAGAACTATCTTATTTTTAATTTCAAGGGATATAACTCGCCAAATAGTTCGTATCCAGCTTGCTTCTGGAGAATGAATCCTTCAACTGGAGAAGTAGACACAGACGTAAAAATTGGAGATAGCTATGGGTGGCAGATGTTCACCTTCGGCCAATCAGTAGCAAAAGATACCGACAACATTTATTTCCCGATAGGACAGTGGACCAACTTTTCGGGATATGGCTCTTGCATTATTAAGTACAATCATAGCCTTACGGATAAATATAACGTCAGACTTTTCAATGGTTCGCCTACTTCACCTGGCACTATTCTTTATGGTCCTGGTTCCACGGTAAGCAATTCAAATATTTGTATGCAAATGGGATATGGCAGATTAACTTATGCCAAACATACGAACATTACAGGTACACAGAACTTGGCTGCTGTCGGCCAAATGATGCAAGTCAACACTACGTTCGACACTTCCAGTTTCTATAGCAGCGGATGGCCTAAGACTGGAAACTATACTTTTCCGCTTTGCCAAAAGAGTAACAGTTACAAGTTAGGCAAAATGTGGCCTGACAATAACACGACTAGTGGCACTTGGTTCAAAGAGTACAGTCTTACGTCACCTGGTACTTTGGCTGATATTCGAGATGGTCATGGCGGCAACATGCTAGCTATGGATAGTTCGTCTAATAGTTATTTTATTGCCCGAGATTACGGTGGTGGTCACGCTTTCCAAGATGCTTTATATCTTGCCAAAGTAGATATAGATGGCAACCTAGAGTGGAGTAGGGCATTCAAATTTACCAATACGGCTATTTCGTCACCTGGAAGTAGTCCTCCGTATCGTGCAGGGATTGACTGTAGTGACGATCATGTTTATATTCATGTTGGTTTAGCTGACGGCGATGGCTACAACTACATCATTAAATACAAAAATGATGGTGCGGCTTTAGGTACTGTATCGCTTCCTGGGAACTGGTCTTGTGAAGTTATGGCTGGAACAATGACAGATGCCAATGTTTCCAATCCGTCGCTGGCGAACGCTACTCAAAACGCTAATAGTGCATCTTTACCATTCACTTCACAGTCGTTGTCCTCTTCGCGAGGTAGCGCACAAACTCCTACTTTGGTTAAAGAGAACATCTGATGACTAGATTTTTTAGCGACCCAGATGGAAATTATCCTTTATGTGTTGGGGATATTGTTTTGCGTTATCCCGATTGGGATAAGACAACAGACCCACCTGAAGGGTGGACTGAATATTTTGATGAGGTGTTACCTGAGTTGCCAGAAAACCAGACCTATCAGGAAGATGGGTTTGAGGTTGATGCTGACGGGAAACATTGGCGGACTTTCAGAATAGTTGAACATGACCCAGTACTTCCTAACCCTCCTTACGAAAATTGTGATAGTTGGACATGGGATAGCGAAGAAGGTTGGATACCTCCTGAGCCATGTCCCGATGAATACCACATTTGGCATCCTCGCCCTGAGGGTGGTTGGGTTCACATAAATGATTGGCGTGCAGAAAATGGTTTTCTTTCCATAGAGGAAGATCCAACAGGCGAATTGTCGCACCAGTTATGACTGTTACGTATCGCCCTACGCACAAGTTTCTGGGACAGAACAATGTTTCTTTAGAGTATGAATTAAGGAAACTGTCTCAAAAAATTGAAGCTATTAGCGATACGGATAGCGATATTCGTGCAGTTGCTTCGGGAGCTATGGCGATTGCCACATCTGCTGAGGCGTCTGTAAGCGCTACTTCTGCTAGCGCAGCTACAAATGCGGCGGCGATTGCGGTTAATGCTGCTGCGATTACAGTGTTACAAAACGATCTTGAAGCAGTCCGACTAGGACTTTGGAGTTAAAATGGGTATTTCTAGGGCAGCGGCAGGCTACGGAAAAAGCATAAGCGATCAGGCTTTAACTGTTTCTAATACTGCCGTAGGTTTAACAGTTCCAGCAGGTTCAGTTGCAGCCATGATTACTAATGGCGCAGAGGCTGTGCGGATGCGGTGGGGTACCCCCACGGCATCTGTTGGACATTACTTGAATCCTTATTCTGTTGTCGATGTGTATGAATGGGATTTGGCTACGGTCAAATTTATTCGTGTTTCGGCTGATTCGGATATTCATATTACTTACTTCGGTGAGGCGTAATTATGTCGGGTATTAAACGGATAGCGCAACGTGTCGATCAGGTTTCTACTGGCGATATTTCTGCTGTGACTACTACCGCTCCTTTGCAGGGCGGTGGTACGAGTGGTGCTTTGGCGCTTACATTGAATGCGCAGTCGGATCAGATTGTGTTGACTGGACAGGTTTTTAGCTAATGGCTTATGCGGGTTATGGAGATCGGGCCAGTTCGCTGGGTCGTCAGACCCGTGAATACGGTTATGGGTTGAGCGATATTCAGCGTGCGTCTGAACGTATTGGTCGTTCTGACGCTATGAATCAGTTCAATGTTGAGCAGCAGGTTGGCCGTGCTGCTCGTAGTTTGCCTGGGGCTTTTAATCGTCGTGGGATGATTGATTCTGGGCAGTATAAGCGTGCGCAGGAGATTGCTGCGGGTGAGGCTGAGTTGGCTCGGTTTGGTGTGGCTGCTCAGACTGAGGAGGCTCGTAGGCAATTGGATCAGCAACGTAATTTGTTGGAGGAGCAGTTGTATGGTTCTCAGATTGAGGATCAGATTGCTAATGCGTTGCGTAGGTTTGCGATTGCGCAAACGGTAGGTGGAATGTAATGGCACATACTCCTGGGCATAAAAGTGATGTGCAAGGTCAAGGTGTAAGAGATTTCTTAGGCGGCATTTTGGGTGGTGCCAGTAATCTTGTTACTAACAATCCCGTGTCGAGAGGTATTGCTTCTGGTGCTTCTGCTCTTCGAGATGAAGTTTTGTCTGATTGGCGGTTAATGGGTGATGGGAAACCACCTGTTCAAGCGCCAACTCGTTCTACAACGCAAGCAATAGAAAATGCTATTACTCGTGTTGGTCGTGCTGCGAATCCAGCACAAGCAAGATCTACGGGAACTTTTTACGGGAACACAGGCCCGAATTCAAGAACTGCTCTTGGCGAACTTGATGCTTTAACTTCGATTGTTCAAAGTAACCAAGAACAAGCGATAGCTGATTTGGTTTTGCGTAATCAAGCAAAGAACGCTGCAAGCGACTTTGCTCGTGCTAACGCTTTTAATACTGACAGATTCCGTACAGGTGCTACTCCTGGTTTAGATGCGTCTATTGATTTTGGTGTAGCTCCACAGCAAAAGCGTACTCCTACCAGTTTTGGGCAAGGTGGCCCTTCAATGACTGATCTGGCGTCTGTCGCTTTTGATAATCCCCCTACTGTCGTGACTCCTCCCCCTAACAACAATAACAACAACAATAACAACAACAATAACAACGACAACAATAACAACAACAATAACAACAACGACGGTGGTGGCGGCGGTGCGCCTGATGGTGACTTTATTGGTGTTCCTGTAGGCGACACTATTCGTTCTTTATACGGTGAACTTTCTACTCGTGATTTCAGCAACATGATTCGTAACATGATGGCTGAACGAGAAACAAACCTACGTGGTTTGAATCAACAGTCTGTAGATCAGCTTGCTGCAAGTGTGTTGCGTCGCACAGGTCAGATTGGTGACATTAAAGCTGCTTTGGAAACAGAGCTTGGTGTGTTAGATGCTGACCGTGCTGGTGTGCAGCAGGGTCTTGTAGATGCTGTTGCGCTTCGTGCCCAAGAAATGCAAGCTGGTACGGACGCTAGTTTGACTGCTGCTCGTGAGGGTCTTGGCAATCAGGTTACTGATGAGTTTGAGAAGGTTGCTCAGATTGTGGGTTCTCAGGCTGCGTCGCAAGCTACGTCATCGCAAGATGCGATGGCTCGCTTGGCTCAGGTTGCAGATATGGCTGCTGCGGAGCGGTTGGCCGCTCCTGCGCAACTTGCTTCTGAAGCAGAGTTAGCTTTAGGAGATAACGAGTTCGCATACACCCAAGCATTGCAAAGCAATCTGACTGAAGCGTTAGCTGGTTTGGATGCTGAAGAAGCTGAACGTGTTCTTGGTGAAGCTATGCGTCAAGAGAATTTCAACATTGGTCGGGATCAGCGAATGATTGAGGCTCTTGTTGGTGATCTTGTGCGGAAGGATACGCAACAGTTCCAGGCTGGGCAAGCCGAGTTGGGTCGTGATTTTTCGGCGGATCAAGCGCAGCTTGGCCGTGACTTTTCTGCCGATCAAGCGCAGCTTGGTCGTGACTTCTCTGCTGAACAGTCTAGGTTGAGTCAAGTATTCCAAAGGCAAGAACGAGTATTTAGTCAAAACTTTAAGAGTGAACAAGCTGATATCGAGCGGGCTGCTAAAGAAGATGAAGCAAGACTTTTGAAAGAAGTTAATGCTGAAGCTGCATTGCTTGAAGGTGCTAGCGATCAAAAAAACGCCGATTATTACAATGTTCCTCTTGAAATTTGGCAACAAATGGGAGCTAGTGAACGAGTTGCTTTACGAAAAGAAAAGAATGAAAAAGCTGCTTTGGCAGGAATGGGCAACTTAGCTTTCCCAATGGGAACTATGCAAAATGTGCAAGCTCAATTCACTGGAGTAGACCCTGATTTCTTTGTTCACGCAGCAGCGTTACATGGCCTTGACAATAAATTTGCTTCTGAAACTCCTGAAGAAATAAAAAAGCGTCGAGAAACTTATTTGAATGATCTTAAGATGACTGAAGATTATGGCGCTAAAGGTTTGAATCAAGCAGAAATAATGGTTATTGACCAGATTTATGCAACACTTTTGCGAGATAAACAAATAGTTAATACACAAAATCGTATAGATCAACAGTTGGAAATGTCGAGTGTTGGCAGACGCAGATAACGAGATTTCATGGCAACACCAACAGATCGAGAACGGTTAGCTGAATTTATTGGGATTGATGTCAAAAAGAAACCTTTAGCTGTTGGCGCTGATCCTGATAGTTACAACCCTGTAGTTTCTCAAACTGGTACTGAAATAGCTAAGGCTTTGGGAGTTGGCACTCCTCAAGCTGCGCAAGAAGCTCTTTACAAGCCGACTATAGGTGATGTTACTTCTAATTGGATTGAAGAAGGCTATGTAAATGATTCTGTTCCTG